AATCGAAAACAAGTGCACGAAGAAAAAGTTTCTGTGCTAGAATGAAGGGAATGAAACGTAAATTAACTTCAGCTAAAACAGCAAGAGATCCAAATAGTAGAATTAATAAATCATTAAGAAAATGGGCGTGTTAATATGGCAACATCACTAGAAAAATTAGCAGATAAAATAATTAGATTAAACCCAGAAGAAGCTCAACAGCTAGGGTTAATTATGAAGGCTAAAATGATGCCTGAAATGGCTAGACAACAGGGTTTGTTACAACAGCAGCAAGCAAATCCTCAAGCACAACAAGCAATGGCAATGATGGGTAAAAGACCAGGTGGTCAAATGCCCATGCCAAATGCACAACAGGCTGCTCAACAAGGTCTATTAAGATAGAAAGGATCATAATGCCACAAGTAGGAAAGAAAAAATTCGCATACACTAAAGCTGGTAAGAAAAAAGCTAAAGCATATGCAAAGAAAAGAAATAAAAGAAAATAATAAAGGTAAAAAGTAAGATATGGCTAAAGAACTAATCGTATATAAGAAACCAAAGCCAGCTAAAGGTAACATTTTTGCTCGTAGAAAAGCTGCGGCTAGAAAAGTTAGAATGAAAGCTGGTGGTATTGCTGCTAAAGCAAGCGGACAACAAAGATTTTTAGGTAAAACACTACCTAAAGCTTTGTTTAAAACAGCTAAATTTGCTTTTAAAAATCCTATTACCGCAACTGCTATAGCATTAACACCATCAGCTATTAAAGGTATAGCTAATAGATCAAAAGGACTAAAATTTCCTGCTAATAGACAGTTTAATAAGAGAGCTAGAAAAGTAATTTAATGGAAGACGCTGAAAACAAAACATATGAGAACGAAATAGATAAATCTTCTAAAGAAGAACCTAAAACATCTAATTATGGTGGTAAAAGAGAAGGTGCTGGAAGACCTATGGGTTCAAAAACTAAAAAAAATTGGAAATCTATGGAAGAGATGGCGGCTAAATACCAACATTCTCCTTTAGATTATATGTTAGCTGTGCTAAACAATCCTATAAGCTCACCTGAAAGAAAAATGTACGCAGCCGAAAAGGCAGCACCATTTGTTCACCCAAGGTTAGCGTCAACAACTTCAAGAATAGGATCAGATGAGCCAATCGAAATCAAAGTCCAATGGCAAAAAGACTAATAAAAAAGTCAAACGTATAGAAATACCTTATAAGCCACGACAATACCAACTAGCAGTACACGATGCTAAAAAAAGATTTAGTGTATTAGTATGTCATAGACGATTTGGTAAATCAGTATTATCAATTAACGAATTAATTAAAACAGCAGCAGGAAAACCAAGATCCCTGTGTGCATTTATAGCTCCTACTTATAGACAAGGTAAATCTATAGCTTGGGAGTATTTAAAATTTTATACGAAACCACTAATGTATTTTGGTGGCAGCAGGAACGAAACTGAGCTGAGAATAGATCTTTTTAATGGATCACGTATACAGATATTTGGTGCAGATAATCCAGACAGCATCCGTGGAATGGGATTTGACGGAGTTGTTATGGATGAATATGCAATTATGTCACCAAGGGTATGGACAGAAATAGTTCGACCTGCGGTTTCTGATAAAATAGGATGGGTTATGTTTATCGGAACACCAATGGGACATAATCAATTCTGGGAAGTATACGATTACGCCCAACGAGGTCATGAAGACTGGATGGGTAAAATCTATAGAGCCTCAGAAACCAAGGTGATTCCAGACGAGGAGCTGGCTCAGGCACGTTCCATAATGACCGAAGAACAATACGAGCAAGAGTTCGAATGTTCTTTTACTGCAGCGGTCTCAGGAAGTTATTACGGAAGATTAATAACGAAAGCCGACAATGATGGAAGAATTGGCTCCGTGCCTGTGGATGATAACGTAGGTGTGGAAACCTGGTGGGATTTGGGGATAGGAGATTCAACTGCAATATGGTTTGCACAAAGAGTTGGACAAGAAATTCACTTAGTAGATTATTATGAAACTTCAGGTGAATCATTAGCACATTATGCTGATGTTCTTGAAGATAGAGGTTACGCTTACGAAAGACATATAGCTCCACACGATATTCAAGCAAGAGAATTAGGAACAGGTAAGTCTAGATTAGAAGTCGCAAATGAATTAGGTATTGACTTTGAAGTTGCACCTAAACTAGAAGTAGATCATGGAATTGAATCAGTAAGAAATATGTTACCCAATTGTTGGTTCGATAGAGAAAAATGTAAAGTTGGGTTAGATGCGATTAGACAATATCGTAAACAATGGGATGACAAAAATCAGGTTTTTAAAAATAAACCTTTACATGATTGGTGTTCACACGCAGCAGACGCATTAAGATACGGAGCTGTGCATGATCCAATTGATACAACAGAATGGAATAAACCAATTAACGTAGATACAAAATACATAGTATGAAATCAGATAAAGATATATTAGCAGTTTTAAGTAGAGAAATACATAACGCATCAGGATTTATTGGTGGCGAATTAGTTGCTCGGAGAAAGAAATCTCTCGAGTACTATTTAGGTATGCCACTAGGAAACGAACAAGAAGGTCGTTCTCAAGTAATATCCAATGATGTATTAGATACAGTAGAAAGCCTCATGCCATCATTGATGAGAATTTTTACTGCAGGTGATAATGTATTTAATTGTGAAGGTGTTGGACCAGAAGACGATGAAATGGCACGTCAATGTTCTGATTACCTTAATCATATTTTTTATAAAGAGAATGATGGATTCCTAGCATTATACTCAGCATTTAAAGATGCTTTAATTCAAAAGAATGGAATATTAAAAGTTTACTGGGATGATGCAGCTAAAACTGAACGAGAAGAGTACACAAGATTAACGGATGATGAATTTAATGATTTAGTTGCAAATCCAGAAGTTAAAGTTTCAAATCATTCAGAATACGAAGAACCAATTACAGATGAACAAGGAAAAGAGTTAGACAAAGTAACTCTTCATGATGTAGTTATTCATAGAACAAAATTGTATGGACAGGTCAGAATTGAGCCAGTTCCTCCAGAAGAATTTCTAATTGCTCGCAGAACTAAAGATATAAATTCAGCTAACTTTGTTTGTCATAGAACAAATAAAACTAGATCAGAACTTATTGAAATGGGTTATGATGCAGACGTAGTAGATGGATTGCCTTCAGGCGATACTGATTTTTTTACAGAAGATAAATTTGTACGACACCAAAATGTAGATTTTTCACATGGATCTCATGATGGTGATAAAAGTACAAATGATATTTTAATTTATGAATGCTACATCAAAATGGATGTTAATGAAGATGGTAAAGCTGAGTTAGTTAAAATAACTGCAGCAGGTACAGCAGCTGGTCAAATACTTGATATGACAGAAGTTGATAGTTTTCCTTTTGTATCAATGACTCCAGTTATTATGCCACACAGATTTCATGGAAGATCTATATCTGAATTAGTAGAAGATATACAATTAATTAAGTCTACAGTAATGAGACAAATGTTAGATAATATGTATCTAACAAATAACAACAGAGTAGCTGTTCAAGATGGACAAGTTGCTATGGATGATTTATTAACTAATAGACCTGGCGGAATAGTTAGAACAAAACAACCACCACAAAATGTGATGATGCCTATTCCAGCACAACCAATTACCGAACAAGCAAGTGGTATGCTAGCCTATTTAGATTCTGTAAAAGAAACTAGAACAGGAATTACTAGACAATCACAAGGGCTAGATGCTAACACATTAAACAAAACAGCAACTGGTCAAAACCAAATTCTGACACAATCACAAATGAGAATGGAGTTAATCGCCAGAATCTTTGCTGAAACAGGTGTTAAAGATCTAGCCTTAAAAATGTTTGAACTTACTTGCAAATATCAAAACAAAGAAAAAATTGTAAGAATTAGAGGTAAGTATATACCTATGAGACCTTACGAATGGAAAGACAGAGTTAATATTACTGTCCAAGTTGGACTAGGTACAGGTTCTAAAGAACAACAACTTATTCTTATGAACGCTATATTAGAACGACAAATGCAAGCTATTAACCTACAACAAAACGTTCATGGTCCAATGGTTAATCTTAGAAATATATATAACAGTTTAAAGAAATTAGTAGAGAATGCAGGACTTAATGGAATAGAACCATACTTTATGGATCCAGAAGTCGGTGCAGCTCAAATGCCACAATTACCTCCTAAACCACCAACTGAATTTGAGAAAGTTACAATGGCTCAAGTACAAGGTGAAAACCAACGTGCTACATTACAAGCCAATACTAGACTTAAAGAAGTTGAAGGTAGAATGAGACAACAGTTACTAGACTTTGAAATTCAAATAAAAGAATTGGAACTTAAATACGGAACTAAAATAGATGAGCTTGAACTTAAGCGTAGAAGTATGTTAGAACAAGCTGATCTCAACAAATCAGGTGATTTGATGAAAGAAATAGTGAAAGGACAACAACAATTCTTTAATGATGGACAAGCTAGAGACGCAACTGCGAAGGGGAAAGAGAGCCCAGGCTCTGTTAGACGATCCCCTCCTAAAACAAGCATTTGAAGATTTATTAGAAACTTATAAAGATCAAATTTTTAATACGAATTTTGCTGACGATGACAAACGTAAATCCCTTTGGATGGCATATAATATGCTAGATAAAATCAAAGGTCATTTACAAACTGTTATGGAAGGCGGAAAAATAGCTCAAAAAGATCTTGAGTTATTAAATAAAAGATAACCTATTTAGAATCATTCTAAACTAGGATCTTATCATACGTCAACCCCAACGAAAGGAACGTTACAATGGCACAAGAACAAACAGTACAAGGTGCTGCTAAAAAAATATCTGGTTTACTGAATCCTGATAAAGGACAATCAGCTCCAGAAAAAAAAGCAGAGCCATCAGAACAACCTGAAAAGATCGAACAGGAAACTTCACCAGAGAGTCAACCAAAGTCTGAAGGAACTCCTAAAGAAGTTGTTACTGAAAATACCGAAATCAAAGAAGAAACGCAAACAGAAATAGATGAACCCGAACTCCACCGAGTTAAAGTACAAGGTCAAGAGTTAGAGGTTACCATTGATGAGCTGAAGGCAGGATATTCTAGAGACTCGGATTATAGACAAAAAACTCACAGTTTAGGATTGGAAAGAAAAGATCTTGAAGGTCAAAAACAGAGTTTGCGTCAAACTTATGACAATCGTTTATCAGAACTTAACGATATGATCTCAACTGCTGATGGGTACATCAGGCAGCAACAAGGTAGCAAAGATCTTCAAAAACTTTATGATGAAGATCCCACATCTGCAGCACGACTGGATTACCAGCTAAGAGAACAACAAAAGCAGATAGATGGAATGAAATCTAAAGCTAATGAAGCGTATACAAAACAGTATAACGAATACCTTGATGCAGAAAAACAATTAGCAGCAGCGAAAATACCAGAGTTTAGTGATCCTAATAAATCTGATCATTTTAAAACTAATATGCGTACAACGTTACGTGGTTACGGATTTAATGATGGAGAAATAGGAAACCTAGCTGATCACCGTTTTTTAATGGTGATTAAAGACGCTATGAGTTATAAATCTCAAGTAGATAAAAAACCTATAGCACAAAAGAAGGTAGCTAACGCACCTAAAGTTGTAAAATCTGGAGTCGCAAGATCAAATGTTAGTTCAGGTAGAGAAAGCATAAGAAATAAGATCGGTACATTAAAGAAAACTGGACATCTTAAAGATGCTCAAAATGCTTTGATGGACATGATCAATCTTAAATCTCAACAACAAAGGAAATAAACACAATGGCACAACCAACAAATACGTTTGATACGTATGATTCAATTGGCGAAAGAGAAGATCTTTCTGATGTTATTTATAACATCTCGCCAACAGACACGCCTTTCCTTAGTTCTGCAGCTAAAACAAAAGCAACTGCAGTTCTACACGAATGGCAAACAGACTCGCTAGCAGCAGCAGTTACTAACAATCAAGTTATTGAAGGTGACGATGCTACAGCTGAAGCTATTTCTGCGACTACTAGATTATCTAACTCTTGCCAAATTATGGACAAAGTTATTGCAATCACAGGTACGCAGGAAGCAGTTGACAAAGCTGGCAGAGCATCTGAAATAGCTTATCAAATAGCTAAAAAAGCAAAAGAACTAAAGAGAGATTTAGAAGCCTCTCTTACTTCTAACAATGCTGAAGTAACAGGTTCAGCAACAGCAGCAAGAGTAGCAGGCGGCTTAAGATCATGGGTTGCTACAAATGATGTAATGGGAACTTCTGGAACATCTGGTGGAGCAGGTAATACTGCAGCTACTAATGGAACTCAAAGAGCCTTTACAGAATCTCTCTTGAAAACTGTAATTAAATCAGTATGGAATGCTGGTGGAAATCCAACTATGATTATGGTTGGTCCTTTC